TTTGCAACACAAGTTGATGCAGCAAACTCATCAGAGTATACAACAGGTGTTACAACATCAGGTACACCAGGTTCAGCTACAGCTTGGACTAAAATAGAAGTTACAAGTAATACACCTTATAGATTATTTTTTTATTGCACAAACCATTCAGGTATGGGTAATTCTATTACTGTCCCACAAGGAATAGCAACTAGAGCTTTTGCGGGTGGAGGTTATCCAAGTTATTCAAATGCAATTGAAACAATTGATCTTACAACTACTGGAAACAGCTTTGATTTTGGTGACATGTCTGCTTCAAAATATGCATTAGGTGCACTAAGTGGATTAACTAAAGGGCTTTTATTTGGTGGATCGCCTGATGGAGGATCTACTTTATCAAATACAATAGATCAAATTATAATAAGAAGCCTTGGAAACTCTACTGACTTTGGTGATTTAGTTACAGCTACAAATTATCCAACTGGACTTAGTAATCAAACAAGAGGTATTTATGGTGGTGGATATATTTCTCCTGCTCAAGTAAATACCATAGGTTATGTAACTATAGCTACATTAGGAAATGCTACAGACTTTGGAGATTTAACAGTTGCTAGAAATCAAATAGGTGCTTGTTCATCACCTACAAGAGGTGTTTGGCTTGGAGGAAATCAAGCAGCATCACCAACTAGTATAGATGTAATAGATTATGTTACAATCGCATCTACAGGGAACGCTTTAGATTTTGGTAATTTAACAGAATCTGCGTCGGGAACTGCTGCTACTAGTAGTTCTACTAGAGGAGTTAGAGGTGGAGGAGCAACACCTAGCATAAGTAATGTAATGGATTATATAACCATTGCTTCAACAGGTAACGCTACGGACTTTGGAGATTTAACTGCTGCAAAAAGAAATATGACAGTTAATGGATCAAACAATACAATAGGTATATTTGGAGGTGGTCAAACTCCATCACTTGCACTTACAATAGATTCTATTACATTTGCTTCAACAGGAAATGGTCAAGACTTTGGAGATATAACAAGTTCAAATCTAGCTGGAGCTTATGGTCAGTGTGGAAATTCTAACGGTCATGGAGGTTTACAATAATGTCTAATTCAGGAAAAGTTTGGGATATACGAGAAGCTTATAAATTACAAAGAGCTAATCAATGGACTGGTGGATCAGGAAGAGCATTAAGACTTGGTGGAGAAGGTCCAGCTGGAGATAGTTCTACAATGGATGTTATTAATATTAACACAGCAGGAAATGCAACTGATTTTGGAGACATTCCAGATACGATAAGACAAAATGGTGGTGCATCTTCTTCGACTAGAGGTCTTAGTGGTGGAGGAGCTTCTCCTGGAAATGTAAATTATATTTTTAGTATTGAAATGGCTTCAACAGGAAACATGTCTGATTTTGGTGACATATCATCTTCAAGAAGAGGTGTTATGGGAGTTTCAAATAATTTTAAATGTTTATGGGGCGGAGGAAACAGTGGTTCCGATGTAAACACAATCGATACTAATTCAATAGCTTCAGCAGGAAACTCGATAGATTTTGGAGATTTATCTGTTGCTAGGATGGGAGGAAGTAGTAGTAATGCTAGTAGTTCCATAAGAGGTTTATTTGGAGGAGGAGCAGCTCCAAGTTTAAGTGACGTTATAGATTATGTAACAATAGAGTCTGCTGGTAACGCAACAGATTTTGGAAATCTTACTGTAGCTAGAGTAGATGTTGGCGGAGCTTCTGGTTTAAATGGCACTAGAGCTTTATTTGCAGGTGGGTCTGATAAAAATGAAATAGATTTTGTAACCATTGCAACAACAGGTAATGCTACAGATTTTGGTGATTTAACAGCAACAACTACAGGTCCTGGTGGAGTAAGCACAAGTTCAAAAGCAGTTTTTATAGGTGGTGCATCTACAAACATATGTTCTGTTCAAATGGCTTCTACAGGAAATGCAGTTGATTTTGGAGATATGACTGCAACTTTAATTAAAACAGTTGGAGTATGTGATTCTCATGGAGGATTAAATTATAGTGATATTCAACGTCCATCAGTAACCTACATGCCTGGATCAGGGAGAGGTTTAGTTATGGGAGGAAGAAACCCATCTTACTTTACTGGAATAGAATTATTTAATATACCCACACTCGGTAATACTTCAGATTTTGGAGATTTAATAAATGCTGTTGCTTATGCAACAGCCCCTTCAAGTTTAACAAGAGCATTATTTAGTGGAGGTTTAACACCAAGTGAACAAAATACAATTATGTCAATTGAATTTGCATCACAAGGTAATGCTGCAGATTTTGGAGATCTACTTAATAATACACAGGGTCCTTCTTCATGCACTAGCCCAACAAGAGGAGTATATTTAGGAGGAGAAAGTGCCCCGACTGGAGCACTTAATGTTATACAATATATAACAATAGCAACTGCAGGTAATACTACCGATTTTGGAGATTTAGTAAATGCAGGTATGTACAAATCAGGAGGAGGAAGTTCTACTCGTGGTTTAAGTGCTGGAGGACAACCTGGTGCTACAAACTATATAGATTATATAACAATAGCCTCAACAGGTAATGCTATTGACTTTGGAGATTTAGGTACAAGTTCTGGTTCATTTGGAAATGCTTCTTCTTCAACAAGATGTGTTTGGGGAGGTGGTTATAGCCCATCTGCAACAAATGTTATACAGTATGTAACTACTGCAAGTACGGGTAATACAACAGATTTTGGAGATTTAACACAAGCTAGAGGAGCTACTACAGCCTCTAGTAATTCAATAAGAGGTGTTTGGGCAGGAGGTGAAACTCCAACACAAGTTAATACTATGGATTACATAACCATAGCTTCTACTGGTGATGCAATAGATTATGGGGATCTTCCTAGCACTAATGCTTATCCCACTTCAGCTTCAGACTCACATGGTGGTTTACAAAGTTAATAAAATATAGTATACATTCTGCATGAAAGAAGAACTATTACAGCTGTTTCCAACACCCTTATTAATTGTACCTTACGAAGAATCTATTGATAAAGAATTAGCATTTTTAAAAACAATTAGTTATCGTGAGCAACAACAAAATGGTAACTTTAGATCTGATGATTCATACTTATTACGTAATGAAGAATTTAAAAACATAAAAACATTTTTATCAGAGTCAGTAGATAAATTTACCAAGAACGTTTTAAACTCAAAACAAAGATTAGTAATCACTCAATGCTGGGCCAATAGAAATCCAAAAGGCTCTAAGCATCATGAACACGTACATCCAAATAGTATTATATCAGGTGTAATGTATTTTCAGATAAATGAAAAATTACCTCCTATATCTTTTTCAAAAACAAATCAAGACGGTATGAAACTAGATCCTGAAAAATACAATCATGTAAATTCTGAATCTTTTATGTTACCTTGTAAAACAGGTGAACTAATATTATTTCCATCTTCACTAAAACATAGCGTACCTATTAATCAAGGTGATGAAGATAGAATAAGTGTATCCTTTAATACTTTTAGTATTGATGTAATAGGATCAGAACAATCACTAACTCATTTAGATATAAGGAGGTTAATGAATGAGCACAATTAAAAGTTATATATACGTAAAGAATCACATACCAAAAGAGTTATGTGAAGAACTAATAGATGAATGTAACAAGGGTATATGGAAAAAACATACTTGGAATAATTATGCAGCAGGTACATTTGAATCTGAGCCTACAAAAGAATTAGATGTAATGAGTTGTACTAAAGAACAACAGGCAAAAGTTACACCATACTTAGTTAAAGCATTAGGTGAGTATCAAGAAAAGCATAGTGTGCCAGGAGAAAAGACTCAAGGACCATGGCTTAGTAAATTTAGTCCAATAAGATTTAACAGGTATCAAGTTGGTACTATGATGAGAGAACACTACGACCATATTCATTCTATATTTGATGGTCAAATGAAAGGTGTTCCAATAGTATCTATTGTAGCTAATCTAAATGAAGACTACGAGGGATGTGAATTTTATTGCAGAGGAGAGAAAATTAAGTTAAAAACAGGTGATATACTACTATTTCCATCTAACTTTATGTATCCACATGAGGTCAGGGAAACAATAAAAGGCACCCGATACTCTTTTGTAAGCTGGGCCT